ATCTGCTGCTGTTGTAGTAAAAGAAAACCCAGTCAAGGATATGGGAAACATATTATAAAACTTATACCTAAACTTAGGTTTGTATGCACTGTTTAATATGGTGAGTTCCCCTACGGTGGTGGAGTCGTAGCAATCATTGTACATTATTTGTTCGGATTTTTCATTCATTGGACCTAAACGAATCATCCACTCGTATATTTCTCTCCACGATTCCAATTCTTCATCTACTAAAAAAGATACTGTCAAATCTTCAAATATGTATTTACCGGTTGCAGTTGGAATATTAACACCAAAAGCAGTATTGAGTTCTGCACTTACAAATTCAATTGATGGTATGTTCACACCAATAACATATTCACTGAGAATTGGGATTCTAGCAGTGTTGAATTTAAATTGATTTGCAGTAAGCAAATTTGAAGTTGTCGGGTAATTTCCCAGTAGTCTATCGTCTGCCATAGAAGTATTTATATAAAAAAAAGGAGCACTCCGAAGAGTGCTCCCTTTATTTTGAACTACTTAGTTATCAACCGTAGTTACCTTCGAAACCAGCACCAGTCTGACCACCAAGACCATGAAGGTTCTTGATACCGAAGATTCGGTAGTACTGGTTACCTGCGAATCCACCGTCAGCGAAGCTAAGTTGCTTGTCTGCGAATGGGTTTGCAACCATACCGTATCGAGTCTTAAACCCGATCTTAGGCTGGAAGGTGTTAGGATCTACCGCACGTACCATTTGCAGCGGTACGTATGGGCAGTAGAAGAATCCAGCATCGTATGGGCTAGCACCTCTATAACCAACTACTGCGTAGTCTGCAGTGCTGTTGGTACTGGTGTTAGCGGTTGAGTATGGATCGACGTAGACCTTAAACTTACCGTTAAGGGTTCCTACGAAAGTGTTACCAGTATCGTCAACTTCCAGTGAGTTGTTGAGTGCTGGTGAGATGTTAAGGAATCCACCCATTGCAAGGGCAGAAGCAACGTCTGAAGTACAGACAACAAAGTTACCTTTTCCTCTACGTGTTTGCTTGGCGATGATGTTTGCTTCACGCTCGATTTGGAACATGAGTCCACGGAAGCGTTCTGCACTCCATCTACCGTCTGAGTCTGCATAGAGGTCATATGTACCAGTTGCACGACCGAAGATGTCAGCTTGCTGACAACCAAGTTTAGCAACGTGGTATACAGTACGAACGATCTCACGGTTGATCTCGGTAAGAATCTCAGTAGAGAGAATGTTAGCGAGTTCAGTTTCAGCGTCAAGACCATGAACAGCCTTGAGATCCTGAGCAAGCTCAGTGGTGTACTCTGCTTTGAGAGCCTTAGTCTTAGCTTCAACAGCAACTCGATCAATATCGAATGCCATATCGGAGAAGGTAACACCAGATGCGGAACCGAGAGCTTCAGCAGTAGCAGTGCTCATACCACGGAAGTCGTATTTTGCACCAGTAAGACCAGTAGAACTTCTAGTTCCTGAGCTGAATGGAGCAACACCAGTGTTATCTCCACCCTGAATGTCGTAACCACCAGGTCCGTCAAACGCACCAGCATTTCTAGCACCAGCAACTGGCTCTGCTTCTTGGAAGAGAGCTTCTGCACCGGTTTGACTAAGATACTTGCTTCTCATAGCAAAGATCAAGCCAGTAGGAGCAGTCATGGGCTGAACGCCGCAGATGTCGTAAGCCATAAGGTTTGGCATAGAACGACGAACGAGGCTGATCAGAACGGGATCATA